GTATTTGTTGTCAAACCAACTAAAGTTGTCAAACCAATGTAATCTTTTGACTTGTTGATTACATACAATGTCTGAGAGGTTCCACTAACTGGTAAAGCAAACGGAGTTGCTAAAGAAGTTGCTCCAACAGAAATAGTACTTGCACCATTTGTATAGAAAGTTACTTGTTGGTTTGTCTTAAATGGATGATTTGGTATGTAAATACTTTGTGTTGGTACTGATACAACCTTAGCAACATCACCGATGAAATAATTGATTTGGGAACCAGCTCCAGTTGTAGATCCAATTCCAACAGAATTTACTGGATTAAAATAAATTCTATCATTAACTTTAGAGTCAAAATAATTTGAAGGTAAATTAATAGTAAATTCTGATGGTTTTGAAAGAACTGCTGTTGATATTGTATGAGCTGCTCCTGTTACACCTCTCTTTACCCTTAAAACTTTTTCTTGATCAAATATATTCAAAACGGATAGAACTTCTGTTCCAATACCAATAGTAGATCCAACGGATATATTGTTTAAGTTTCTGGAAACATAGATATCAGTTACCACTCCAGAAATTGCATTTGAAGAAACTTCTTTTATTAGATAAGTAGTATCTGTTGTTACTCCAATTTTATGTGTTTTAGATAAACCAGGAACAAAAGTTGACAGACCACTTATTGTTATGTTTTCCCCATCTACTAGTGTATGATTCGAGGTCGTTTTGATTTCAAGTTGATTTTTATTCTTCCAAACAACTACGACATCTTCATAAGTTTCTGTTTCTGTAACTAAGTTTATAATATTTTTTCCTTCTAAAGAAGAAACTGATGCTGTTAATCCACCACCCCCAGTTCCATCATCATTAAAGTTTGCAATATCACCTATCTTGTAATCTTCTCCAGATGAGATAATACTTAATGAATCTACAGAACCTTGTGTAACAGAGTCAATCCTAGTTCTTTGACTTACTATCTCATATGACTCTGGAATAAAATCGTTATTGATATCTTGCTCAGAAACACTATAAGGATATGTGTTTCTCATCAAATTTGAAGATTCGAAGTCAAATGCTTGGTTTAGTTTTTTGTTCTCTGCAATATACTTGCTCTTAAATGTGTTTCCAACAAAATATGGGAAACTAGGAACCAAACTATTTGTCAATAAATTTGTTGTAATTCCACAGAAGTATGCATAAACTCCATTTGGAAACTCTGGAGTTTTGCAATATCTTCCATTATGATCATCTAAATTTCCAGTTGAAGTGTATGAGTAATCCTCAACAAAGAAACCAGAATTAAAAGAAGGAGGTCTATTAATTACTCTTGATGGTAGCAATTCGTATCCAGTACGAATTAGAACCGGATCTGAATTTATATTTTCTGGATCTGAGTATCCATATGGACCATAAATTGGATTCCCGTCATATGCCCATCCAACTATTGGGGAGTGTTTGCTTCCGTCATCAATTAAAATTGAATTTCCAATCTGAGTTGAATAACCAACTAAACCATATTGGAGGCCACTACCAGATGGATGTAATATTTCATCACCAAATCTAGAATGATTATTAACAGTTAGAGATCTAACATTAACATCAAGAACCGCTCCCGATCCTGGAGGAACCACGGAGATATATGTGTTATCTGTATAACCAGATCCAGAGTTTATGACTACAACATCCGTAATTGATCCATTAGAAACAACTGCTCTTAATACAGCACCAGTTCCATCACCTCTAACAATTAGATCTGGAGCAGCATTATACTCCGTACCTCTAGCTAGAATAGAAACTCTTTCGATGGATCCTGCAGTAATTAAAGGTCTTAATTCTGCACTTTTTCCATTTTTTATTGTTATTGCTGGTCTCTTGTGAAGGTTTAATACAGTAGATCCATATCCAGTTCCAGAATCATACAAATATGCATCTACAATCTCTCCTCTAATAACTGGAGTTGCTGTTATTACACCAACAATACTACTTCCATAAGAAACATTGATATTTAAAGTTATATCTGGATAAGAGAATGTGTGATATCCAGTTCCAGGTGATTCAAATTTAACATAATTTTTACTAATGTAATTGGAACTTATAGTGCCACCAACACCAGCGTTAGCTAATCTAAAACTATCATTATTTTCTTTTAGAATATAATATTGATTTGATGTTGATAGACCAGTAATTACTGTTCCATCTGAAGAATAATTTACAAGTTCTCCACTCTTGAAATTGTGATTTTTAAATGTTACTAAATTCTCTGAAGTAGAAATTCCTGAAGAATTGACATTTAATTTTCTATTTGTATATCCGGATCCAGAATTTAGAACTTTTATCTGAGATATATTATTTTTACCATTAAAGACTCTAAACTTGTGGACACCACTATTTGCTATGGTTGTAAATCCAACAGTGTTTATTCCAGAATAATAATCTGTCTCTGATTGGTATAACTTGATAGTTGAACTATTAACAATTTCTGCAAAATATGCAGATCCATTAATTAAAGTTCTTCCTTGATCTGTGTTGGATGCACCAAAAGTTCCAATGCCAATTTCAGAATTTCCATTTTTGTTATATACGATTTTTTCACCATTTTTGAAGTTATGATTAGATAAAAATGTAATCGTCTCATTAGTTGAATCAATACCACCACCAGATGAAGAGATATCATTTCCACTGAAAGAAACTTCTCTATATCTTTTTCTTAAGACTGGCTCCAAAACGGCACCATTGCCGTTTCCACCAGTAATAGAGATTGATATTACATTCGATATATCAAAATCGGATGGATCTACAACTACCGATTTGACAGATCCAGAAACAACAGGTTGAATATATGCAGTTGTACCGGCAGATGGTGTAGATACCTCTATAGTTGGTGGGTTGATAACATCATAATTTGAACCAGAATTAAAGACTGTTACTTCATTAAGTGGACCATAGTATATTTTATTATCGGATTTATAATTAAATATTTCAACACCATTAACCATCATACCGATTGGTCCAACCTCAGTCTCGTCAATTCCAGAATCTAATAGATTTTTTTCTGAAGGAAACTTTCTAAAAATACTTTGTGGTTCAATCGATAAATTTCTATCTGAAGATAACGTAAATCTGTGATATCCAGAATTTGATGTTGGCACCCCAAATTCTAGATAATCATCAATGTCAATGAACGACCTTGATGAATAAAGTCTAATCTGATTTCCACCACCTACAACTCTAACATAGTAAATTCCTTCCTCAATGCCAAATAATGGTGCTAATTCTGGTTGGTAATAGACTTCATCACCAGTTAGTAAATTTACATTTGAATTAAAAGAAATTATGGAATATTTTGATGTATTGCTATTATATCCCTGAAGAGTAATATTTGCTTCTGCAGTATCAATCTGCTCGGAAATTAATTTTTCATTTATTTGATATGATGGTAATGAATTTGATGCAACATAATAAAATTCATTACCATCATTATAAGTGTTTTGTATATCTGATAGTACTAAATTATTTCCAAACTTAATATTTTGATTTGAACTAGATGCTGTTTTTACAACTCTTCTTAAATCATAATATCCACTTAGTGTGGATAAATCAAATCCACTAAGATTATCTAAAGTAACTTCTCTCTTTGTGTAGTTGATATTACTGACTATTGCGCCACTAAAAATTGGTGTTTGTGTCTTTGAACCGACTATCTCGACAGTATCACCAACTTTTAATGAAGTTTTATTTGGATTTCCTTTTAGAGTATATGTTGATGCTGTTTGTGCAGAATCAATGGCAAATCTTGAGCTGGTATTGTAAATCCATGAATTAAAGAACTTTTCTTTAATTCCATCACCATTAAATATTTTTTCACCAACATTTCTTACAAAAATTTCTTCTCCCTCAATTGCAGAAGAAATATCAGACTTAGTTTCAAAAGATGACAGAGATCCGGTAATTTTAAATTCTACCTTCTTTGAAGTATCGCCATTTTCGTATCCAAAATAGATATCATCCGAAAATATGTCTGATGCTACAGTTATCTCATTTTCAATTCCAAGACAACCAAAGAATTGATTGATATTTTTACTAGAATATGTAATTACATTATTATTTGCTAGTAAAGTTCCTGTTTGTGCAAATCCAATAGTTGAATCTACCGTGATAATAGACGAACCAGCAGAAACTGTTGTTAAATTTTTAGTATTTGGTGTAATTTTAAAAGTTCCATTAATAAGATCATCATCACTAAATCCAACAAATAGACCAACCTTATAATAAGTTTGAGCGTAACCAACCTGTCTGTTTCTTGTGAATATCTCAACTTCTGAGACAGAACCATTTGTATTGAGATCTTTTGATTTTACTATAGTTTGTCCAACTAATTTATTTGGATCCCCAGAAATTGGTTCTATAATTATAACTTCTCTTCTTAAGAAGTTTGCTGAGGATGGTTTTAGTAAGAATCCTTCTAAATCAACTATCTTTGGCGTTACACCATATAAAACATTAAAAAGAATTCTAAAGGACTCTTCTGTTCCTTTTGACTCGTAGAAACTTCTAGATTCTTTTATAAAGTTGCCAACATTTAAGTTGGATACAAAATCAACATCCTCCAACCCAGGAGTTAGTGAATATTTTAGTTTTTTATAAAATTCTTTTAAAAATAGGGAACTTAAATTTTCTACTCTAGAGTTTGACTCATGACTTGCGCTAGAGGTAGAAGAAAATTGTAATTCATTTTGATTTGAATCGGATCTATATGATGTAATACCACTAAATCCACGAACACAACCAGTAAAACTATTCGGAGTTATTCCAGTATATGTGATAATTTCATTATCAATCTTTAATAAACCATATTGTGTAGGGAATCCCTTTGTGGAATTTACACTTATGACATCATCGGTTTCGGTTATTTGACTTTGTAGTTCTGTAAATCCAACTATTACATCTGGAGTTAGATTATCTAATTTTAAATATTGATCTAAATTTTCACTAATATCTACAGGACCACTCTGATATTCCTGAGAAATATAGTATTGCTTTAAAAAATCAACTGCCTTTGGACTTTCAGATAATATAAACTCAGGTAGTTGATTTTCAATAATCTGCTGTACTTTAACTCTAGTCTCAAAACCCGTTGTTATCATATTATCCTCTTGTTAATTCTCCGTTTGTATAGCTTGAAGTAACCTTAAATCCAACTCCAGATATCTGCTCACCAGAAGTAATAGTATCTTTTATCATATTTATTGAACTATTCGAAATGTCAAAATTCAAATAAAGATCCTTTAATCCAATAACATCATTTGATTCTGGGAAAGCCTGAATTTCAATAATATTGTTTGGTTTATCAGTTGAGGTAATGTTTATAGTTCCTATTATTATCTCACCTTTTACATAATCTACTGTTCCTGCAGATTTAACAACAACTACATTTTTATCATTTTCCAAATCTCTTCTAACTACAGAGATAACACCAGTCAAACCATCAGCATTTGGAGTATCTGTAAAATATACCGTCTGAGATGAACCAGAAATTTTAAATCCAGTGGTCTTAATATTCATCCCCTTTGGATTTACATGGAATCTATTACCATAACACAATTCATACTGAGCAAATTGATTTGTTAGTGCCTTTAAGTTCCTCCTAATTCTAACTTTTGTAATATTAGATGTTATTGCAGTATCAATACCATCAATCACACCTAAAACTTTACTATACTTGAATCTACCACCAAACTTGTTAATATCTCTAGATTCTCCATACACTTCTAAACCATTAATAACTTTGGTTTTCAAATCATTAACATTAGTAACTTGTGATGAATTATAATAAATTGAAGAATCTAATTCAACATACAATAACTTCAAATCAAGTATTTTTTGATTAATTCCTGTCAGAGAATAATTTTTTAGATTTGAAAGAATTTGTTGTTTATCAAAATCAGATACAAATTCTCCATTTTTTGGTTTAATGGTAATAAAAACGGTTCCAAATTGTGGTGGATCTAGTTCTTCTCCACCAACTACAGAAACACTTTCTGTGTTTGGATAAATTGATTGTATAATCGATTCGTAGTCCCTTCCAGTAACCGCTCTATACTGTGCAGAGTACAGTCTAGGGGCAAAGTACTTAATAGAATCTATAGATTCAATGTCGCCGCCGTTAGATGCCGCAGAGATCGTTGTTATTGTTGGGGTTGTGTTTGGAACAACAACATCATTAGCATCCAATCCTCTCAAACTACCAGAAAAGGAGAATTGTGATGGTCCATTACCATCTTTTCCGTCGGTTATAATATAGGTAACTGTTATAATAGTACCATCTTCCAACTTTTTACCAAAAATACCATCGCCAAATAGAAGTTCATACTTCTCATCTTGAACTTCTTGAATTAAATATGTCTCCGAATCTGACTTTACGTTTAAGATGTTATCAACTTTTTGGTATTGAGGTCCTAGACCAACGTCAGAAAGACCTTTTACATATACGACAATAGTTGAAGTATCAATAAATGAATTATCAAGCAAGAATCTCTGGTCTAGTGACCCATCAACAACAAATTGCTTGCTTAAAAATGTTCCTTGATATACACTAATTGGATTTTGAGATGTTCCAAAACTAGCAACACCATTAACAACTGTTGTTGTTATATTTTCTGGAACAGAAAATACATAAGAAGTGTTATCAACAGCACCAACGCACACTAGACCCGCTTGTAAAGTTACTGTTGGGTTTGATGTGGTAGTTTGCACATTAAATGCGATAGATGCCTTAGAGGCGGTTCTAGAGCGAGGTACGTATCCTATGTTTCTCGCCAAAGAAACCACATTTTCTCTAAGTGTTGCTGAGTCCAGAAAAGACTCATTAACAATCATATTAGAGTTGAATGCAGTTATATAAGTATTATACGCTAACGTATCAATTAAGACTGAGAAATTAGATCCTTCAAAGTCAAAATCCGTGAATGTTGAATTAGCACGGAGATAATCTTTGATAGATTCTCTTATTTGATCAAAGTCTAAGTTAGAAAACTTGGTAAAAGGCATTTTATCTTGTTGCCTCTAATATGAATGTGAACTCCTGGGTTGGAAACTCCTGTCCTACGATGTCAAAGATGATTGTCGCTTCAAATTCATTAGTATCAGGTCTTGGAATAACCTCAACCTGTACATTTTCGACTCTTGGTTCAAAATTTTCTATTGTAATCTCAATTTGTCTCTGAATAATAGAAGCAGTACCATAATCAACAAAGTCAAACAAACTTGAACGAACCTCTGACCCTAAAAGTGAGTTAAAAAACCTTTCCGTTGGAATGGTTTCTACAAGATTCCTTACGGATCTCTTGATTGCATTCTCATTTTTAAGGATTGTCATGTCCTTTGTCACCGGATGGGGATCAAAGGATAAACTAATATCTTTAAATGATCTAGATATCCTTTGAATTGCCATCTGAACGAGAGTTTTCTTGCCTTTATTTATGCTTACTCATGCCATCTTTCAACAAAATCATCAAATCCGTGGGGTCCACCACATGGACGTTCTAGACGATCGTCTGGAATTGGGTAGAGTTCTTCGTTTTGAGTGATTTTTCTTTGTTTTGCTGCTTTTCTAAGGTATTTTTCACTTTCTACTTCTGTAATAAGGGTCATTCCATTCTCTATGAACAGATTTCCCTTGTCAACTTCGTGATGGTTTCCCATTTTAGCTCCTGTTTCGTTAAAAACAGAACTTTTAGAGGGGTTGCTATCCCTTATCTCTATTTATTTTCACGTTCTTGGGCAGTTTTCCAGTGATATTCATCCTCATTTCCCATCCCAAGACGATCATAACCACACTCTACCTGATACCATTGGGTTGAAACCTTAAAGTCAGGCATTTTTGGTTCTTTTGGAGTCAAACTATTATCAAAAATGCGTAATCTGTTGTTTGGATACAGTGCATATTGTCCATTATTGAGTTCAATTAGGTTATGTGACTTGTGTTCTGCTGGATTTTCACTCGTTGCCCAGTCAACCATGTCTGGATCGCGGTGATAATTGTCTATTGTGCAGACATAAGTGCCTTTTTGAATGCCGTGATCACGTGTATAGCACTCAAAATCCATACTTCCAATGAATTTCTTGTCAATACTTACCACACCATAGTCCATACAGTTCCAAAACTGTAGATTTGGAAGATCCATATCAGGATCTGGTGTTTCTGGTGATGAAACAAACGCACTGATGGGCAATTTATCATACATTGCCGCATATTCAGGCAAATATGTCTCAAAATAAAAAGCGCGTCCAGGAATCGACTTTGCCGAAACCCAAACGCCCTTTACAAATTCACCATGTCCGCTTTGATGATCTGTTAGATACTCTTTACGAACCCATACTTCAAGTGAGGGTAAGTTCGTAATTAAACAAGACATGTGACAAATTTACTATTCTGTTGTTATTTAACCCTTACCTTGACCACGATATGCTTTACGTGCTTTGTTGCGAGACGACGCGGCATACTTAGTATTCGTTCCGCTTCCTTGCCGAGACTTTTTGGGTTTCCCGGGCACATAACCGCCACCTTTACGCATAGCCATAATTAAATCTCCGTGTAATCGTTGAACATTTCAGTTTGAATTTGTTTTGGACTAGGATGACCTGTCTGATAATACTCTAAGGACAGGTCATCCATAATAGCGAAGTATTCTTCCTCTGTCAATGATTTGTGGGCTATACGCCCCTTGATGAGTATATTGTACTTCGTTGCCATCGCATCAAATAACTCTTGTTTTTTCGTGACCAACGCGGATGCGAGGATCACACCAGATTTCAAAGCCAGCTTCTTTTGCATCCAGGCAGAAACTTACATCTTCTCCACACATATCCTGAACCTCACCAGATTCAAAGACTTGCATCTTCGGAGCAAACCAAGGATACTGCATACCCTTATCTTCGAATACACCATTCTTGATGAGCAACCATCCAAAACCAGTGTAATCAACAGTGAAGGGCTTACGACGCTTCTGAATGCTATCAAGAGTCTCGTGATTCATGACTCCACCGTTATTGCGGAAGTCATCCTCCTCTAACCAGTGAGCAACTGATGTGGTGTGACCATCTTCAGTGCAGTACCAACCAGCAGCAATATCCTTTTCCATTAGAACAAGTTGCCAGAACTTCTCACTATTGAAAACAATATCACTATCGATCCACAGTTGCCAATCGTAGTTCAGTTTTCCATCCCAAGGTAGTTGATCTGGACCACGCAGAACATTAGCACCAAGGCACTTACAGCGTGCAAAATTCACCATGGAACTATAGTCCTGTGAAATCTGAATACTGGCACCTGCTTGTACGAGATCAAAACAGAGCTGTACAAAACTCTTCAAATATGTGTAAGAAACTCCTCTTCCTGGGAGACAGAACACAACCGTTTTGCCCCTTACAAGTTCTTTTGCTTTTTCGTAGTCCCACTCAGGTTCTTCCCGAGACGGCATGGGGCTCTTTGCCTTTACAGTAAATCCTTTAGCCATAATAGAGCGTAATTACTTCAGTATCATACAGTATTATGTATAGGTTGTCAATTGCCCTCTATTGAAAATCTCTCAGTCTTGTTCGCTGAGCAGTACTTCACTACCCTCAACGGCAAACCCAATCTCCGTATCCTCATACCATGAGAGCTCGTTGATAACCCACTCAGGGATAACTAAAAAGTACTCTCCCGTCACTGTATCGACTTGGATAGGTTTCGAACTACCTCCGGAATTTTTTCGCATCTCTTAGATTATCGAACCTCTTTCTGTCTTTTATATAGCGAAAAATTTTTTAGACCCCCTCGGTAATTCCTTTGCGTTTTAGATTTAGAGGGCGATCGTAACACTTTATAGATTAGGGGATCCTATGCGTTTTTAATATACAAGAACGCGCCCCATAAAAAAAGGGGGCACAACGCCCCCAACTGCTGGTCACGAACGAATGCCTATCAGTAGCGGCAGGCGAGGGGGGAGTGTGCCTGGCGATCTGCCAAACGATCGCGGGCGGCGGCGATGCGATCGGCGCGGTATTGTGCCTTCGCCTTTGCCATCACCCCGTCAAGGTCCTCCACCATGGAGGCACCCAGACCGCGTGCCTTGGTGAAGGTCATGCCGCCACCGCTGCTAGCGCGGAGAGCGCCGCCCTTGGTGTTGGTGTCGGTGGAGCGGGTGTTGCCGATTGCGCGTGCCATGGGGTTCGTTGCTGTTGTGAATATTGTAGCAGATCAGAAGGCGATCGGGGCAGAGGTCGGGGCGTTGATTTCGGCAACGTTTCCCTGGTCGGAATCGGCGGCGATCGTTTCCAGGATCGCCAGGAGTTGGGCACCGTCAGCGGCACGGTTGAGCAGGGAAGCAGCGAGGTCGCGGGTCATGGTAGGATTGTGGTTTGTGGTTTGAAAGGAAAGGGGGGGAGGATCAGAGGTCCGTCATCATCTCCTCCATCTCAGCGGCATTGATGGCGGGGTCATCCCAGCGAACACCGTCGCCAGTCTTGACGAGGTGGCGTCCGATCTGTCCGTCAGTCATGCAGCGGATGAACTTTTCCCAAGGGGTCTCCCAAGGGGCACAGAACTCAACACATGCCTTTGCGGTGTTGTACAGGAACTCATCGTTTCCGATCCAGAGGGCGGCGTTCCAAGTTTCGTAGTTTGCCCAACCGTTCATGGTCTGTCGTTTCGTTTGAACTGAGATCAGTATAAGGGGTCAGGAGTGCCCTTCGGGGCGGTTTGGGTCCAGTTCAGCAACCGAACACCAGGTCAGCGATGGCGTTAGTATTGGCATCGGTGCGGCACCAGCGGATGGGGTCACCGTTAGGGGGGCACATCCACACCATGCAGGTCTCACCCCAGAGTTGCCCTAAGCGGTAGGCATGATTAATGTCCTTTGCCCAATCGCATCCGTAGGGATCGAAGGATGTCCAGGAAGCGGGTTGAACGGCGAAGGTCATCAGGGGTCGTCTGAACTGAAACCATTATAGGGGGCAGATCTGCCGCAATCGGGGAGTGGGTGGACAGTGCGCTCACTGGCACACCTCTTTGTTAAACTTAGCGTTGTTGAAGTTAGCATAACTGAACTGCTTACGATTGACCAGTTTCATTGTGCCAAACTCATTGGAGTAGACATAACCTTCGGCGTCAATTCGATCATGTCCAATGTAAGCAGCAGGTCCATCATTACGGCAGAGATAGAGTGCATCATCTTTGATAGATTTGACCAGTGCCCACAATCCAAGCAGGTTAGGATCGCAGTCGAATTCGCTATTCACAACGGGGCGATTCTCCCTGATACATGCATTCAATTGTTGCTTAATCTTCTTTGCTTTCTTCTCATCAACAAAGGTGACCATTTGTGCCATTTGTCTAGCAAACTGAATCACCTCGGAAAGGTCAGAGAAGGAACCAAGGCAGGTGTCATAATCACCACTGAAGATACGTGCCTTGGGTTTCACAAACTTACAATAGGCAGTGTCAGTGATGGTGAACAACATAGGGATTGCCCAACTATCACGGAGGTCATCATTTGCCTCATAATAGGTATGTGGAGCAATGATGATTTCCTGGTCGATTACTTCTCCGAAACTGTAAGTGATAGTGTTGGGAGTGTATTCAGAGTCTCCACCAAACCCGATAAAATCACCTTGAAAAATGGAGTCTGTACGAGGAAGATAATCAAAACAAGCGTGCAGAATCTTTGCAACTTCGCCTGTGTGGTTCTGATCAATGTCCGCATGAGATTCGTTGATCTTGATTTTAACTTTGTTGAAGACACTTTTGGTGCCCACGAAGAAGTTACCCGTAGCAGGATTGCGTCCCCAAACTACAGCGGGAGCGCCGTCGATCTTCACGGACAGGGCACCTGCTGCCTCAAACCAGTCCAGGGCGTTCAGGTCACCCGTCAGGATGGTGTCTTCGGGGTGTTCGATGTGTTTGTTTTGCATGTGCTTAGTATGGCAGGTCCTGGGGTGCTTTGGGGGGTTTGGTGGACAGTGTGCCAACTGGTCGGGCAGCCGACCTGGGTATAAAGAAAGGGGCACGAATGCCCCCTATTTGTTATGCAAACATGAACCCATCTTCGAAGTCGTATTCGTTATAAACAGGACCAGTGATTGAGGACTGTCCGATGAACTTATGAACGAACCAATTGAAGTTCTTTTGAACTACACATTCACCCTTGATTCCGTGCTCCGAAAGAATAGCATTCAGGCGGGACTTAGTAGTCTTGGATTGATGTCCACCGTCAAAGATTTGAACGAAGTCATCACCAACCACGGCGATCTTGTTACCGTGAAGGAACACTGTCGACTCGTTAGTTTCGGGGTTGTAAGCGACAGCAGTGTTGTCAGATTGCCAATTCAGGTTGTTAGAAATGGCGTTGTTCATTTCACGTTCGATCTTACGCATGAGGTCGTTTCGTTTGAACTGAAGTCAGTATGGCACGGGATCGGGGGGCAGCACAAGCGGGTCTGTGCCACCCCTTCAATTGTCACCGCCAGTCCAGGAAGGTGGCGGGGTTGCCGTAGTCTCCGATCACGATGCCGTCCTGGCGGACCTCAGCGTATCCGAACTCTTCAGAGAGGGAGTAGCAGAGGTCCCATGCCCGATCGGCGTCGGTGGTAGTGTTCTCCCAGGGAGCAGCGGGGCAGATCACGTCAAGGCGCATTTGGTTTCGTTTCGTTTGAACTTCAGTCATTATAGGCACGGGTCACCCCAGGCGAGCATAGGGAGCGGTCACTTCGCTCGCTGGCACACGGGTCACGGTCAGGCGCTTCCATCCTTCGATCTTATAGTAACGGATCTCCTCGATGACGCTATTGACCACGTTGTTGTGCTGGCGATCCATGCCCTTAGCAGTGGTTGCCTTGCGACGCTTGCGGAATTCAACGGCAGTCGTACCGTCAGCGCGGTCAAGTTCCACACGGTAGAAAGCGTAGGCAGTCACGGCGATCGTTTCGAACTGAAGTCATTATAGGCACGGGGTCGGCACGAACACGACCCCTAGTGTGCCACCTTGCCAACTGGTCGGGCAGCCAAACGGGAGTATAAAGAACTCCCGAACGGTTTGTATCACTCCTCCAGCAATTCGGGGTAGTATTCTTTACACTCTTCAGTCAACTCTACATCCGAATACTTATCATAACCCTCATTCAGGTAATCATAACAAAGGCACGTCATAGTCTTAAGGTCCATGTCATCCAACATCTGCTGAATGAGAGCATCTTGAAGTTCAGAACGGTTCATGAGTTTCAGTTAAGAACGTGACGGTAATCGATGGACTTGATACACCAACCAGTAGCGGCGGTGATCTCTTCTACTAAATCATCTCCATCTATTGCCTCCCAGAAAGAACCAATGATTTCGTCATACAATTCCTTCTCATCTTCAGGAGTCAATTCCTCATCAGCAGCATCACAATCAAGGTCAAACTCAATGTCAGTGACCTGGTAATTCATTTCCATTTGGGGGCAAAGAACCAGAGAATGATTAACGAACCAAGGAGTACAGTTGTCATCAGTAATCGTAGTTAGAGTTGATGTAATTCTCTACATTGAACTTCTCTTCTTTCTCCCATTCTTCTTTATACTCAATCACGTCAAAGATCTCACCAGGAGCATCAGCAATCTCGGTCCAGAGTTCATCAAACATGGGTCAATTCCCGAACACTTGAATACAATACACGATTTTGGGGGGCACGAAACCCCCACTGTGCCACTTCTCAGACCGTCCGCACGTAGGTATACAGAGCACGGATATCTTCGATCAGTGCTTTAAACTCAGGCACGAACACATTCATTACCCAAGCATAGAAAGTCTTAGCACCTTCGATGACACGAAGCACGAACAATTGAGTCCGTTCGGTCATGTTATGCTCTTGCCACTTCTCTGCAACGATGATAGCAACTGCAGTCACGAATGCACAGAAGATCTCAACACCATCCATGAAAGTGTTGTAGTGTTTCTTATAATCAATCTCGGTCATCATCTCCACGAAAGCATCAGCGGGAGGGAAGGATTTGGTCAGTTCCATTGTTGTTGAGTGAAAGGAATTTGGATGTGGGAGAATGCGTTTCTCAACCACGAAACCAACATAAAATATTTTCGGGCGATCCGCAAGGGGGTTTGGTCCACCTTCTCAACTGGCACAGGGGTTCAGCCGCCGCGAGTATAAAGAACTCACGGGGAGTTAGTTATACTCAGTAACGAGTATCCATGTTGTAGTTGTAATAAACCATCTCAACTTGATCCCATTGCTCTTCAGTGAGCGTGCCAACTTGTGCTTCCATGTAATCATAAACCATGCACCAATCAGCATCCATTTCGATACAGAACTGGTGGAGAGATTCCAGGGCAGAGTTAAACATTTCGGAGTTGTGGATTGCCATGAGAGAACAATAGGGCATTCTGCCACACAATCAATCACCTTTGTGCCAGCACGTCAATTGGCACAAGGCGGCGGCTCCGATTCTCAATAAGAAAGTATTATTGAGAATGGAATATTAGTACTGATTTATATAATGTGCCAATCCACAAGGCGGCACAGTCACCAATCGATATCGAATTCCTTGACGGTAGCATGGACATCTTCGTCACATTCTAGTCCTAGGATATCTCGCCAGTTGAGATCTTCTAGTTCTAGATCATCATAACACATGAGATCTAGTGTGACGCGTACCATACGCTTTGTGTGTGTCGCAGGCATGTGATTCTCGTGCGTGTGTGCTACATTGTATCATGCATAGTGACGATACGCAAGTGTGTCATAGTCTTGCGTATTATGTGCGTATTCCTCGTCGAGATCTACGTCACGTTGTGCATGATACTCGTAGTACGTATCCTCGTCGAGATTATAATCGTTGCTAAAAGAGTATTCGAGATCGTAATCGTCGTACATAAGCTCGTCGAGATTTTGTATGATGCTTAGATATTATACGTGTTTCTCGTCGAGATTGCAAGCCCATAATGCCCGCCTATTCTCGTCGAGATCATAGTAGTATATATGTCTTCTCGTAGAGAAATGTGTGTTTCTCGTAACATAATTCTCGTAGGGGTCTTATAAGAATTGTGTGGGTTCTGGGAAATTTCGCCGCCCCGTGACTTGACAAACTGCGCGTCTTATGGTACGCTCGCTAAACTCACAAGACCAGGAGGGGTTTATAAGGTTTTAGAGAGCATAAGGACAGGGGGTTTCAGAGGCATTTATAAGATATTAGAAGGGGTTCATAAGGGTTATTCTCAACAATAAAACCTTATTGATTCTCAATTAATGAACACTTATTGAGAACGGTATAAACAACGACTTTATATTTAAAAAGGTATTTTTTTAATTAATTTAACTATATTTGGTATAAATCAATACAATTTTCATTCATTTATTAGATAATCAATATTCAATACAATCCTGACTCCTTCATCAGTACAATTGGTTCCTGTATGCCTATATTCACCAGGGAAGATCACTGCTCTATTCGCAATAGACTGTACTCTCTGTTGGTTATGTTCAAAGACAGTATATCCATCATTAGTATTCATATAGAGTATGCAAACATTGTGTTTCTTATCCTCTACATCTACATGATAAGTCTTCTCTTTCAATACATCTTCTCTTGGTGTAGCATTCATCTTCATCCTATAAAGAGTATGCTTACTTGCATCTGGTACATAACGAGTATAAACATCTTCCACATACTTAAAGAACTGATTAGATCTTACCTCATTATTAAAATAAAAGAGATGATAGAACTGTGGATGATTATCTCCTTTATACACACTCCAGTCATGATAGAACCAAGGAAGATCTTCTACCATTAGTGTCAGATTATCAAAATAGTCCTGTGGTAGGAACTGATCAACAATTATCATAGACACTATCCCTACTCCTTACATATTCAAGTTGATGCCAGTATTCTGGATAACAAACAACTAATGTTCTTTCCTTCTTATGATATGTTCCATTAGGTAGATCTTCTGGATGTTTTGGTTTAGTCGCAATCTCAATAGTAATATAAACACTATCAGTAAAATACACCCATCCCTCTACACTGAACTTACCTTTGTTCCACTTTACATAATCATTAACCTTTGGATTATATTTGTTCATATCAAACGAATAAAATTATCAGTGGATCGAGTAAGTGAGAGATCAAATGCAAGTGTAATCCTTGGTTTGAACGAATTGTGTGGTGTCGTATAATGTGGAATATATGATGGGAAAATAGTCATCGATCCAGGTTCATTATCCATTGTCACCTCATATGGATCATTTAATTGATTCACGGGCGAAATATAAACAGTCGCAGTCTTTTCACACTGTACCACAAAATGACCACTCAAATAACACGTTGGTTCAGTCGAATGTAAATGTGGTTTGATATGTTGCCGAAAGCGTAGTACATTCACCCAACACTGTACCCACAATTCATTAGGAACAGGATGACCAAGTCCTCCATTGTAAATAACAACATTCTCCAGGATCTTACGTTTCAGTTGATTCGTCTCTTCCGTACCCCAGGTGAGAACATTATAACTGTTCGATCGTGATGTTGTACTATTTGATCCAAGTCCAGTATATCCATCAAATACATCTCCCTTTGCAGTATAAGAAAGACCTAACCTCTTAATTGACCTTTCCTTCCTTAGAATAGTTTTTGCCAGCACACTCAGATCAATATCATCAATAACATCGTGCCCAATGGAATAGTCCCAGGACGGTGCATAGGGTGATACTGCTGGAGCACTTGCTATTCTTTGGATCTTCATACAAATGCTGCTTCTAATGGATTTAAATTTAAGGGCATTGCAGTATAAGGAGTGGTAGAATGAATGCTTACCTTATCACCTTGCTTGGAGGAGTTGATAGGCGCATAATACTGCTTTGTTTTTGTATCGTAGAATCCCCAGATACAAGCAGATTCACTGTGACCATTGTAAGTAAACCCACGCTGATGAACAGTCCAAATTGATATAACATGACGTTTAAATTGTAGCGTTCTGTACTTGTAACCTTTTGGCGGTTTGTGGGGAAAATCACTGGGGATCATTGTCAACAACAACTCTTAAATACTCTGGATTGTGACCAAGTTCAATATACCGATTCAGACGCTGTTCGGCAATGGCACGTGGCATCTTAACGGCATCATGATCAATCAGTGACCATCCTGTCGTTGAATACTCTTCGATTCGATAAACGTTTTCCATGGTTAATCAGGTGGTAAAAGCATCAATGATACCAGACTCATAGTCATCAACTAATGAGAACTTCTGTGCCTTGACAACATTAGTCATAATCAGATGATTATAACTATCATCAAATCCTTCTTCATCGGCAAGCAATTCAAATGCTTCTGTATCGTTCTCTGCAATCAGTGTAATGACTCCGCCGTACTCAGAAGATGGGAATGGCACCCAATAGTCGACAATGTAGATTGATTTCATTGTTGTGTGTAAGTTACTCCTCGATTGTAGTATAGTAATTAGTGTTTGTCAATAGCGATAACTGCCGCTTTAGTTCATAACTAATGCCGTACAACTTACCACACATGTAGTTCTCATAGGCATTACCCTGCAATAAAACCAACAAATTATCAACCTGCATCTGTGCCAGGATTAGTTTCTCTTTCTCAGTCACAATACTCCTCTTGAATTAACATGTCAAAGTTAAGTGTCGATCGACACTCATGATTCACTGGACAGGACGGACTGTGGTAGATTCGTCCATCAAAGATTAGTATATCACCTCTGTTAGGTGATTCCCTTCTCCATTCTTCAATCTCATCCAATCGTTGATCATCACCATCAGACAAATTGTAGAAGATCGTATCACCATCGGATTCATTCACATAGTAAAGAATCACCAGGTGCCGTACTCTCTGAAAATCAATGTGTGGGCACGGTATAACAACCTTATCTCTTCTTAGAAATAAATTTGCCTGTGCTCTGATCAGTTGCCCAGAAAGATTGTAGTCCTCAATCAGTTTATTCATCCCCATGTCATTACCCATCGGATAAAGACACTCAGAGTTTGTCTGCCCATCAATGACCAGCATGTGATTCAGAATACTGATGTCACCAAACTGATTCAGTGATTCTGGTCGTGTTCCCTCTGTAATCGTGGTTGAACTGAAACTCCAGGGAAACTGCTCATTACGGAGCAGGAAGTTCTCAATTCGATCCTGATTCTCTACAGGAACACTACCAGTGATTCGATGGAAAACTACATCACCAAGTACAGGATGTTTGACTCGATTGAGGTTATCATTCATAGAAACTCTGCCATGTAGTAATCAACCGTCACTTCTAACTCTGATGCTTTCTTTTCATAAAACTGATTGGTGTATTCTTCTGCTTCTTTCCACTGCTCATAGGAGTGGATGTTTTCTTCGGCATGATTCATGAAATCTTCAAATGCAGAAAGGAATTGAGTGATGTCTTCGTCGTTCATTTGAATTCAATGCGATCAAATACTAGCATACCAATCTCAAAGAAGAGATCTTCGTCCATGTCACCCATAATCTCCCGAATACCTTCGGCAACACCATCCTGTAGTGCCTGAGTGACATTATCATCACTGATCAAATACTCAATGATTGTGGGTTTAAGTGCATCCGCAATCTTGGTAACAGAAGAATGGGAGAGTTTCATTAGAACAAAGAGAGTTGATTGAATTGGAGGTGATCATCACAGGAATCATCGTCCTGTAGATCAATCATATCAGTGTCTACGTGTTGAGTGAGTTTATCAAAGAGAAAGTTGATGAACTCTTTGTCTTCTTGGGAGAACATTGGCGGCGAAGTTTGCGACTGGTGGTTTTGTTTTGATTGCCTGCCTTCTTGTAACGAACTCCAGCAGGAACGGAACGGTCAGATAGTTTCATTAGAATACGTTGGTCCAGGAATTGTGTTGGGCTTTGGTAATCCTACCTTCTGCTAGTAGATTGTCACACACATTACAGAAGACTTCAAACTTTTGAGATCTGGTGAGAGTGATACCCTTGGAGGTTTCACCAATCACTTTAAGAACGTTAGTCTTGAGCATTACAGAATCACCAGCGAATGTAGGTTTGATCAGGATAGATACCGTTCTCTTCACAACGGCACTCATAGGCAATGCGCTTGAGCATTTCGATGTCCATGTCCTCAACCTCTCCCAGGATGATCTGGCGAAGTTCGCGGAGTTCGGTGTCGTTCATGGGGATCTCCCTGTCGATGCTCTTATTATAGGCTAGAATGATGCCTCTTCAAACTCCCTGATGCCAGTTTGCGAAGTGTCCATCTGTTCCATGAGCGCATTGAGTTTGCTATACAGTGTTGAAGCACTACCATATTCTCTGGCAATGCGCTTTTCTTCGCTCATTTCTAATAACTGTAGTGCGGATAGAATGACACCGATTTCGTGTACGTTTAATTTTACTTCTGCTTCAATCATAGTATTATTTCATACCTCTTATATTATAACATTAAAATGCGCCTTAGCAGGCACAAACTAAACCAGAGTTAAACAGTTGAGGGATCTCATTGAAACCAGTCACCTCATAACCATAACCATTCACACGGGAATCAATCTCACGCTCCATGTCGCGCTTGTTGATCATCGACTTGGATTGAGTGCCACCCATAAAGGTAACAATCTTGAGCATTTGACGGGAATTGATCGTACCGTCCGCAAACTTAACGGGATAGAAGTCAACAACCATGTTGCCGCCCTTAGCAGTGAGTTGCATTGGGGATCTCCCTCGATTACCTCTGTATTATAGGGCACTCATCAGGCGATTTGGGAAGGACTGGACCACTTTGGGGGCTGGCACACCCTCCACATCCATCAGGTACATCTCAAATAACCTTTCTTCTTCTTCCCGTGCCTCAATTTCATGTGGTTGATACCAATACTCCCAATTCTCTACGGGTTGTTTAGAATAACACAATTTTCCGTATCGAAACCGCAGGGAACCACGTATCCACTGTGCCAGATGGGTCAGTTCATGAAAAAGAGTTTTTATATACAAGTCCCTATCCATATGGGTGTCCAGTTCAATCAGAAAGTGCCGTGGGCGATAAGATTCACCCACAACATCACAATAACC